TTTGCACGTGCGATTTGCGCAGCGATATTAACGCCACGCTTCAGAGCGTTGGCAAGCAGATCAGCCGAGGAGTGGTTGACCTGATCATTGTTCACACGCTCAAGAGCATCGCCAAACTCTGCGTAGGTTACTCCGTTCCGCCGTAGGAAGTTGGCGAGTCCAAGCATTCCGAGACCAACTTGGCGATCTGTTTGAGAAGGGAGGTATTCTCCAGTGTTTCCCACACCTGTTCGGGAGTGCAGCTCGCACAGCTCGGACATTCCTCGGGTAAACGCAGCTTCAACGTCACCGTATTCGCATCCACCGAGGTTGACATGCTGTAGTAAACAAGTGCCTCGTGAGGGCAGATAGACTTCCAAGCATACGTTGCCATAGATTCGCTTACCTTTAGCGTCAACTTTAGTTTTGTTCAGCCAAACATCACCCTTCTTGATTGCAGAAAGGAGAGCAGCGCGGACTTGATCAGTCGCTTCAGCCCACCAATACTCGTTAATGTCAACGCAACGTTTGACCCAAGGTAGCTCGGCACGATTAGCATTGATGAACTCAAGAATGTCAGGGTGCTTTAGATCGAGGTGGATAACTACGGCTCCGTTCTTATAGACGCCACCTCTTCGTAGTGTTTCGTTAAGCACGGAGTAGATTTTTGCAAACGAGACTGGGCCAGAAGCAACCAAGCCTTTGCCATTCTCAGCTCCCTTGGGTCGGAGTTTGGAAAGGTGAATCGCCACTCCTGCTCCATTTCGGAGAGCGTGGCTAGCAAATCGCCAAGATGCTTCGATGCCCTCCGGTCCCTCCATGCTGTCTTCAACAACAAAGACAGTACACGATACGGGTAGACGAGAGTTTGGATCATCCATCCAGTTTTGTACACGACCGGTGCGAGCGATCAGATCAGTAGACATTTTAAACGAGGTCAGTCAGGGTAGGGGGTTGGTAGTTAGGTCCTTTCAGAACCTTGCCATCTTCTCGGCGGATGGGTTTACCATCTTCACCGAGCTTGGTCATGTTGCTTTTGTGCACACGGTCGAGAGCTTCATCAAGATCCCAGCCCAGGTTCTCAGCATATTGATAACACACGTACACAAGGTCAGCCAACTCCTTAAGGCAGTCAGCTGAGTTAATTTTAAAATCAGTTAGCAGTTGGTTGTCAGCATCCAGAAACTCTTTGAACTCTTCAACGATCAAAGTCCGTTGTCCAGTCCGTGAAGCTGGCTTCGTACTGTTCGTCACCTGGAAACCACGGCGAAACTCTTTCGCCTGTTCGCTGATGAAGGATTTCATGTTCGAGTTCGTTTTGTAGGTAGTGGATTGCTTTGCGAAGATCAGCTACACGGGAGTCTTTGTATCCCGCACGGCAAATGTATTTAATAGCATTGCCGAGATGGAAGTTCAGTCCTTGGTCTCGGATGAAGTCCCAAACTTGAATAGATCCTCTACGATAGTAGGTTGGTCCTGAGTTGTTGGTGTTGGCCATTTGGCAACTAGGTTGGAAACGCAGTTGGAAAGTGTAAAACACTGTCGTTGAAGAGCCATGAAGATGGTGATGATGTCTTCCTTAGCAGTGTCAGGATGCTTCAAGGCATCCTCAATCTGGCGCAGCTTGAACTGCTGCTCCATTGTCAGCTCCAGGACAGGAGGTGGGGGTCCAAAGTATTGGGGCTTTTGAGATGAAGTCATAGTCCTCAGCTTGTAAAATTTTAGCAAGCCGAGCGTTAAGCAGAGCATCGTCGTCTGACAATCCTCGTTCACGAAAGGCTTGGCACACAGCTTCCCATGGAAAGTCATGCTTGTCAATGAGATCAGCTGCACGCTTCACGCCAATGCCAGGACAGCCAGGATACCCATCAGTAGGGTCACCAGCAAGAGCCTGGATCAAGTGCCAACGATCTCCATCTTCCTTAGTTATCTCCTCCACGTCACCCTTCATGTCCCATAGAACACCAGGGATCTGACGCATGTCTTTGTCTGGACTAACGATGATTGGTTGATCGTAATCAAAATCATCTTTAGGCATGGTAGCATCAATGCCTAGGGCATCATCTGCTTCCAAGTCATCACGGACAACGGTTTGGAAGTTGTCCTTACACCAGTTTACCAAACGTTTGTAGCCAAGGGGCTTACGTCGGTTTCGATGACCCTTGTAATCAGGGTAAATTTTTTTCCTAAAATTTTCAGGGCTAGAGAAATAGAGGATTACATCGTAATCCATCATAGCGGTCATAATCTTATCAAGCTCACGCTCAAACACCTTCAGCACTTCACTGAAGTTGGATTGGGTGATGATGACGTCATCGCCAAAATCAATACCCTCTTCACATGCTTGAGACGCCTTGTAAGCAAGATAGTCGGTGTCAAGTAGTAGCATTAGTGTACCTCTGCCCAGTTCATGCCGATCTTAGCGTCAGCATCAATAGGGAGTCGTAGCTTGTAGTATTCACCAGCCATGGTAGCTGATGTGGTGCAGATTGATGCGACTTGTTCAGCCACATCTGGGGGACATCCTAACGCCTGCTCATCATGCACAAAGGCGTACCTTTCATGCTCGATACCTTGTAAGCGTTGATCAGTGATGAGTAGCCACCGCTTTGCCAAAACGCCAGCCGATGACTGAAGCAAGAAGTTCAGGGCTTTATGCGGCGAGTCAACATTGATATGGCGACCGTCGATGGATTGTATGTACCCATGGCTTTTCGCCTTTGCTTTGACCGCTGTAACGAGCTTTTCCAGACCCGTAATGGCGTCAAGGTACGCTCGACGAATCTCTGCGCCCTTCGACTTGGCCTGCTCGTTAGACAGCTGTGAATCGTAGCTGAGACCAATCTTAGTGTCCGACGCACCGTATAGGAAAGCGTAGGTGACCGTCTTAACCGCTCGACGCGAGATGCCAATCTTGTCAGCATTAACTTGATGGATGTCATCATTGAGTAGGATGTGAGCATACTCACCCTGGTCATACCTAGCAAGGTAGTGGGCAAATATACGAAGCTCGATCCCTGCTAGATCGCTATCAACTAGCCTCCAGCCTGGACGAGTAATGAACAATGAGCGGCAGTCAGCATCGCTGCTTACCTGCGCCAAGTTGGGACGTGAATGCGCCATACGATGTGTGGCAGCCCCGATAAAGCAGGAATGGTGAAGCCTGCCATTCTTGACCAACTTCAACCATGCGTTGTTGCCTTGCGACAGCATTCCGAGTTTCTTCTGTGTCTCAAGAATCTCCAGGAATAACAACGCTTCTTCCGTGCCGATCTCTTTGAGAACGACTTCATCAATTACAGCCTTACCGGTCTCGGTAAGCTTTTGTGGTTTCCAATTTTGGAATGTTTTGAAGAACCACGCAATGTGCTCACGGCTACTTGGGTTGAACTCCTTGAGCCGTTGCATTTCTGCTCCAGCTATATAGCCTTGAGTCTTGTTATCGCGTTTAGGCGTGAACAGGTTACCAGGAACACACCAGCAAAGGCTCTGAGCCTTCGCTCTAAGCGCCTCTACGCGGTTTAAAAGGGTGTTCTCTAGCTCTTGAGCAGCACGGATGTCAAAGGGCCATCCTACGGCCTCCTGAGCGGCCATCATCTCCGCGATTTGGTGTTCGAGCTTAATTGCTTCGTTAAAGATTGGAAATGTTCCCATAGTTGGACAAGAACAGCGACGTCTTGAACGCAGTAATCCTGCATCTCTTGTGACCATTCACTCCAGTCAGTGTGCTTAGCAAACTCACCTTTGTGACACTTGAGGCGGTGACCCCAGGCTTCAAGACTGTGTGACCCATACAGCTTAGCAGGCATCATAGGACGCTTGAGCTTTAGGTCCTTGTCAAGAAGGTCAGTGTGAAAGAATCTGCTTAGGATTAGCGTGTCGATTTGATGATGGTGGTCAAAAAACGGGTAATGCTTTTTGATCTGTGGCGTATCGTAGCCGATACCGTTGTGAGCAACAATGATGTCTGCCTCAGCAAGGTAATTGATCCCAGTACTAACAGGGTAACAATCACCTCCTCGATCATTGTACTGCAATACCTGACCAGTGTCCAAGTCTTGCGTAACAAGGCAGTGAATGACCGTCGAGTCAAACCCATCTGTCTCAATGTCATAAGCGAGTTTAGTCATTCCAGTGGCGAACAACTCCAGCAACAATAAAAAGGTTGGTCACAAAGATCAACCCGTTGAACATTAGATTGTAAGCGAGAAGCTTAACGCGCCTTCGATCGCTCCTTCCAGACATATGTTTTGTCAACAAACTGTGCCTTACGGATCATCTCCTCAGTGGGAGGGTTAGGAGGATGAGGCAGCCAAGGATGTTCAATCTCTGATTCAGAAATCTGTTGTGGGGTCGAACTCAGGCTCGGGTTCAGTTTCATGGAATTTACAGGTGTCAAGATCATAGTCAAGATGGCAGGCAACGCCTACTTCTCCTGAGTAACGGTTTTTAAGCACTCTAACAGTTGTTCCACCCGCTCCTCGATCCGCCTGCTGGTCCCGTTCAAGTGCAATAACTGCATCTGACAGTTGAGCAATAGCTGCCGAACCTCGTAGTTGTCCGAGGGTGACACGGGCTCCTTCTTCGTGGTTGGTGTCATTGGATGTTCTGCGAAGGTGGGAAACAAGGAACAAAGAGATACCAGTGCGTTCAACCAATGACCGTAGCTTGGTCATGGTTGTGTCGATCATCCTGCGCTCATCTCCGTCAAGCCCGCTGAGCAGGATTGAGAGGTGATCAAGGAATACGCAACGCACCTCAAGCCCGGTGGCAAGGTACTCAATTCGGTTGTAGATGACATCAGGATCAAAAGACCCAAACCCATCAAAAAGATACAGGTTCCACTTAGCAAGAGTATCTTGATAAGCTTGGGTGAGAGTAGATCGGTCATGTTCTCCAAGGTGAAAAGATTTGCCGCAATGGGCGGACATCAGTCCAAGTGCAGTACGTCGATTGGACTCTTCAAGAGCCACGTAGCCAACCCGTTCTCCTTTGTTAAGAAGGTGAGTTGCAAGTTCACGACAGAATGAGGATTTTCCAATACCAGATCCTGCAGTAATCGTGACAAGCTCTCCGTATCGGATCCCGTGCAGTTTGTCTTGTATTCCTTGAAACGGATAGTCATGAGCGCATGGTGGTAGCGGTTCACTTACTAAATCTAGTAGGGTTTTTGCATCAACAATGCCGTCAGGTCGGTACGTCTTTGCATCCCAAACAGCACGGCGTATGGCTTCCGAGTCACTAGCTTGCAAGGCATCTGAAGCATCTTTGTACTTCTCCATCCTTGCAATCTTAACCTTGCCTGGTGGCAAGAGTTGAGCACACTCTTCAGCAGCCTTTCTGCCGGGCTCGTCGTTGTCAAAGAAAAGAACAATCTCTTCATAACTTTGCAGCAACGGCATCACACGTTGCAATGCACGCTTAGCACTCTGAGCCCCATCAGGTAGGGACACATGAGGCCAGGTGGGCATTGCAGCATAACCTGAAGCTGCGTCTAATTCTCCTTCGTAAATGGTTAGGCGGGTGCCTTTGTCTGGAAACAAGTGCTGACCGAACAGCTGATGATCAGTGTTCTTGCCATCCCAGCGGAAGGTTTTGTCTTTGGTCTTTACCTTGGCTCCACATATCTGACCTGACTGGTCATAGTAATGGAACCGCAGCTCCTCGCCATCCTTGTGGATGCGGAACTTACGGCAAATCTCCTCAGACAGTCCACGTTTAGCTAACCGAACTGGTTCGCCTTTGATCATGGGACGATAGGTAGAGTGGGAACTTTTTGTTTGATGATGGTGGTCGCTGCCTTCTGCGGGTTCGTAAGCACCACATGAGAAGCAATACCCATGCCCATCAGTATACCGAGCGAGAGCATCCCTACTCCCACATACATTACATGGTTCATGTCTCTGAAACTCGCTTTCGGAGGGCGATTCTGACAGACTCATAGGTAGCTTTGCAATCTGCGTGGTAGGTGATCCAGCTGTCTAGCTCTTCAAGGAAAGCATCGGCAACTTCATGGGGATCGTAGCTTTCAGGTACTTCAGCAAGAGTGTCACCGAACAAAGCCTTGATCCTTTCTTTAGTACCGAAAGCAGGATGAGGTTGTTGAATGTAAGTCATGCTCGTCCCTGCCCCCGGTAAGGCTTAGCACCCTTGTATGGGCGGCGGCTTTTCTTTTTCTTGCTTAGATGGATCTTGCCACTAAGGCTTTTCTTTGGTTTCATGTAACCAGTCAGAAGGGATTTCGTAGTAAGGACACCACATGAAGCCGTTCTTCTCAGCCCACATGGCGTAGGTGGTCTTGGAGTTTTTACTGATCTTATTGTACGGCGCTTGGAAGACCAGGCGGATGTCAAGATCAGGGTTGCACTTCTTGACTGCTAACATCTTACGACGATCAGCAGGCTTGAAGAAACCCTTTGTCTCAAGGTACACATCCCCAACCTTGAAGTCGGGGGTGTAGTTAGCCTCGATGACATAGCTGAACTTCTCGGGTTCATAGCTGTACTCGATGTTCAGCTTATCTAACAACTCAGCCACCTGTTCTTCCAGGCGGCTACGCATCAGATTTCCCCTTCGATCACCTGTTCAACGACATCAGTGAATGCACGCTGGATGTCATAACGGAAGTCACTCTTGTCTTTCTTGGAGCGAGTGACAGTGATGGGAGGCAGGGTGAGGGTTGCCGTCATCTCGAAGAGACCAAGCTCTTCGTTGTAGGTGGTGTTGGTGTCAAGCAGAGCCATTAAAAGTCTTCGTCGATGTTAAAGGATTCGTCAGCGGTGACGTTAGGTTCAGAGGTTTTGAAGCCATGCGTGGTGCCGAACAGAGCAGCAGCTCCTTCAGCATCCAGATCACCGCTGTCAACAACACCAGCACCACTGTTCAGGCTCACGACTTGCACAGCCTTGAGCTTGAGAGACGTGCCAATGTCACCAGCAGGGAGAACATAAGGCTTCTGGATGAAGGCAAGCTTCACCTTGCTCCCACTATAGATGGGAGTGTTTGCATCAGCAATGACAGTGCCTTCGGTATCGACAACAACAGGGGTGTTCTTGTCATCCACCTTCCAGCGGAACTTGCACTGGTACATACCAGAGCTGACTTCTTCCCAAGGCTCGGGCTTGATAGTCACCCGCTTGGGATTCTTTGCTTTGCTTTTCGCCCACTCAAGGCAGCTCTCACGTTCCTCTTCGAGGGCGTCGATCAACTCCTTGGGCAGGAGAGCAGACAACGTGTAGCCATACTCAGTGGGTTTGAGGATCGCCTGATACCCTTCAAGGACAACAGGCTCTTTGGTTACGTGGGTCACGGTTAACAGAAAAAGTAAGTGGAGTCTTCGACTACCTCAGGGTCAAGGGTGCCTACGATGGGTGGTGGTTCTGTTGCGTTAACAGCTTCACCAAACTTTGTAAGCCAGCAGTCTCTCGTGAAGATGTCCGTGTAGGTTTCTCGCACGAGTTGATTGAGTGTTCCCATGTCAGTTGCTCGACAAAGCACTGAGTCATGGATGACTGTGAATGGTCCATTGAACTTCTGAAATGTTTCGTGAAGAATGGACGCATCCAGTGAATGTATCAAATTCGGAGCAGTACTGGACTTGTGCCTTGTAGGACAAGGCTCACCGTCTCCAACTGACAAGGTAACTTTAGTAGCACCTAGCAGCTGAAGGTTAAGGCGTTCAGTCTCTCGCTTGTTCCTCTGTTGATTGACCACAAACCCAGAGGGTGTAGACCACTCAACTTCAGAAGCTCCATCTCTGATGTACTGACCAACATGTTTCTTGATCCAGCGCATGACACGCATAGGACCAGGAACAATCGCATCCATGCTTTGATAGACAGCATCAACAACCTGAGTTACTTGCTCAGGTGTTGGCTCAATCCCCTGCTCCTTCAAAGACTCACGTATATAGACACGAGAGCTTGACTTAGTAGCATTGTAAGGGATGGTCATGACGGTGCGCTTGGTCGTTTTCCTCGTCATCCAATTATGCATCTCAGAAGGGAGATACTTCTTGGCTTCCTCAGCAACTGCCTTGTATGCATCGCTTGGTTTATCACCAGGACACACATTAACCAGTGATGCAGTGGATGCATCCTTGGCAAGACCAGCAAGGATCTGAAGACCAGAACAGGTTGCATCAACAGCAACCATTAGACCAGTGAATTGCTTATCACACTCAATACAGCAGTGGTAAAACTCATGACATGCAGCCATGAATTGCCATGGTTCTTCGACACCCTCCCATTCAGGAAGGTTGTCAATGGGATCGGTAGCGATCTTTGTGATCAAGTCATGGTTGTCATTGACCCAAGCTATACGCTCATCCATAGTAGCTTTGTCCAACCCATAGGTTGTTGCTACTTGGAATGCTAGCCACAGCTCTGCGTCATCATTGACAAATGACTCATCAGCAAACCTTATCAGACTTTTACCAAAGTCTGTATCTTGTGGTGTGAGATAAGCAGGAATTGGATATGCTCTTCCTCTGTAGTCAAACGACCAGCAGAGATAGTACTCCTCATCCTTGAATTTCTCAGCTGCTTCCAACTGAGTTCTTGTTCTTACTGATCGCTTGAAATTAAGACGATCAGCATTGTATGCTTCAGCCATCTCACGCTTCCACGATTGATGGACTGAAGGATCCTCATCTGCTGAT